TTTTAGAGAAACATCCAACGATACTTTGATTTCAAAGTTTTTCGCTGGATCTGCCATTAGAGCTGTTGATCTAAACAAAAACTTTGAACAAACGTTGTTCTCAGTTCAAGAAGTGTTGGCAAGATTTATTGACCGTACACAAGCTATTTTCCAAAACAATGTTAACCTAAGTGGTTTTAAAATTGTTAATCTTGGGGATGGTACAGATGATGCTGACGCTGTAAACAAAAGTCAGCTTGATGCAACACAAAACTACAACGACACACAGCTGGCTGCTAGTGTAACAGAAGCTACAAATCAAGCTAGTACTGCAACTACTAAAGCTGGTGAAGCAAATCAATCTGCAATTGATGCGAATGCTTCTGCATCCGCTGCTTCTCTTTCTGCGTCAGCTGCTTCAGATTCTGCTGATGATGCTGAAGGGTTTGCTGCAGCGGCAGCTACCTCTGCTACTGCTGCGGAAACGTTTGCTGTAGACCCAGTTTTCTTTGGTTTCAAACGAGCTACACCTAGTGGCCGTACTGTGTTGCGTTGTGAATTTTCTGCTGCAACAGACACTACAACGTTGCACGATCCAAACGACTTTTTCTATAAGAACAAAGTCACTTCCTTTATGGGAAGTAACGGCCTAATCAACGCACAAAACGAGCCTAAATTCTCGTATCAATCTAACGGTCACGTATACATTCAACTGCACAACTAATGGCATTTATTGATCTCGGAAAACTTAAATTTAACTGGCGGGGAGAGTGGAACACAACCACTGATTATGAAGTAGACGATGTTGTCTACTATGAAAGCCAGACTTTTGTAGCAACTGTAAACATTGCTGCAGGTTCTCCAGCACCACAAGCTAACACTGAGTGGGAACTCATGGCTGCTGGCCTGAACTTTAAAGGTGTGTATGACAGTGCAACTACGTACTATCTGCACGACATGGTTACATACGGTGCAGCACTTTATATCCTAGAAGATATTTCTCAAACAGGCAGCCAAACCGGTATCGATCCTGGTGGTAGTGAGCCTGAAGCTGCAAACTGGAAAGTAATGACTCCAGCACCATCAGCTAATGTGCTACACGCCATTGGTGATATGGTGTTCCGTAATAACGAAAATAACGATACACGTCTTGTAACAGTACCGCAAGCTGGTAAAGGCTTGAATATTGTTGAGCAACCTCTGGAATCTTACCCTTCACGTGCTTTTACTTTCTCCCAAGAAAGCACTAACAGCTACGGTTTTACTACAAACACTACTGGTAGTATTGCTGCAGAAACTTACAATTTCACTGTAAAAGTACAGCGTAGTGCTCTAATCTATGATAACTGGGTTATTAACGGTAGTGATCGTCAAGGCCTTGTTTACAACGAACGTGACGGAGATATTGTTGTAAACATCGGCGATATTATTGAGTTTGATAACAGCGTCCCCATGGGTATGAGTCCTGCTCACCCATTGAGAATCTATGAATCAGACGGCGTTACTGAAATTACCGCAGGATCCGGCGGTTCTTACAGTGGTGGTGCAACTAACACTATTAATTGGAATACTACTGGATCTGCAGCTGGAGTCTACTACTACAAGTGTACACTTCACGGCGCAAACATGAGCGGTCAAATCACTCTTGTTGATACGACCAACCGAGTACCTTCTGTTGCTGGCGCAAACGCTACTATTAACGTATGTCGTGGTAAAACGTATACCATTACTGTTGATGGTGTTCAAAGTGGTATTACGTACAACCTCTACGCCACTACATTCCCTAACCAAGGTACTACTAATCAAATTACAGCTGATGAAGGTATGGGCACCGTTGGTGGTGTTCAGTACAACGGCACTGCTGTAACTTTCGATTTTACACCTAACGAAACAACCCCTAACACTATTTACTTGTCTGATGCTATTAACAGCAGTTTTGGTGTTGCTATTATTGTAAATGATGTTGCTTATGTTCCATCTTGGGGTACCGCAACTATTAGCAATACTAACACTGCTGGAGCTGTTGACAATCGCGAATTTAAATATTGGCAAGATTGGTACGGTGGAGACAATGCTGACACCGCAAACGTAGCTTCTGCTACTTGGGGTTTTGAGCTTCCTACTTCTACTCGTGATCCTGGTGAAGACGTTGAAGTCGGTGGTGTAGCTGTAGGCGCACAACAACGCCGTTTGTTGCGTGGTTCTTCTGGTACTGGAAACTCTACAACTTGGACTGTTCCCGATGGCGTTGAAAAAGTCCGTATCACCTGCATTGGTGGAGGCGGCGGAGGCAGCTCTTATAGCTCTACTTATTATGGTGGACCTGGCGGCGGCGGTGGTTCTTTTGCATCTGGTGAATTTACAGTAACCGCAAACCAACAACTTACAGTTACTTGTGGGCACGGTGGTTACGGTAACTGGCAAACTGGTGGCCGCGCTGGTACTGGCGGTACTTCTTCTGTTACTGGTACTGGTATTTCAGTATCTGCTGATGGTGGTCAAGGCGGTGGTATTTACACCCAATTCGGTCAAGGTGGTCAAACTCCAAGTGTGACCGGCTCTAGCTTGATTTCTGGTACGACTATTCGTTCTGCTGGTGGTTGTGGCGGTCGTGGCGCTGACGGTGCTTACTCATCGACTTGTGAAAACTGTGGTTCTGGTGGCGGTGGATCTGCTGGCAGTATGTATGGTCACGGTTATCAGGGTGGTAGTGCTTCAACTTACGACACTGGTTACTTCGGTGGTTCAGCTGGTGGTGGCGGCATTGGCGGCCATGGCGGCAAGTGCAGCAACTCCTATACAACTAACGACTATTATGGTCCTGGTGCCGGTGGTGGCGGTGGATCACGCGGTCCTGGTTGTACTGCTGCACACAGTGGCCATTCTAACCAAGGTCTTCAGTATGGTAGTAATGCTGGTACTGCTGGTGGTGACGGTGGTAAAGGAATCGCTGAAAGTGTTGATGTACCCTGGTACAAAGATCACTATTACAACGTAGAAGGAAAAGGTGGAACTAACATTCTAGAAGACGCCTTCCCTCTCAATAGTAGTGGTACTGGTAGCACCCAAATGGAGCGTTCAGTCGGCTACTTCGGTCTTTCCGGCGCACGTTTTGGTGACGGCGAATCTCCTTCACCTACTTCTTACAGCGAAACTCTTGTTGATGGTTCTGGCCACAATGGTTGGGTTTCACACCAATTGAGGGAATCTTATGGATCTGGTACTTCATACCTTCCTGTTTACTACAACGTAAAAGCCTTTAACGGTATTCTTGGTCACCTTTGGGGTGGCGGTGGTGCTGGCGCCAATATGGGCACTGCCTACGCACAAATTTCTACTGGTAATGGTCCTGCAAGCTATACAAGCGCTTGGGGTGGTATGGGAGGTTCTGGTGCTGGTGGAGGCGGTGGTCTTCAGTACTGCACTGGCACACCAACAACTAATGGTGTTGTTGACTACGCTGAACATTGGTCAATTTGGGATCCTGTAAACATGGCATTCCGTGTTCACGAGAAATTCTTCGTTGAAAGTCCTGCAACAAGTATCTATGATGGTAGCACTAGTATCATCCTTAACTATGGTGGTTTTGGTGGTCACGGCGGCGCCCTTGGCGGTGGCGGTGGCGGTAACAGCTACGGATCTCACGGCGGTTGGGGTGGTATTGGAGGCGGAGGCGGTGGTGCCTCATCTTCTTACAGCTCTTACTACAGCCAAGGTGGTCACGGCGGCCCTGGTTATGTCCTTATTGAATGGTTGAAAGCTTAATTATGTACGCACGAATTAAAGACAATATGGTAGCGGAAGTCACTGGACTTGATCCAGCTGTTGTCTTCCCCGCTCTTGCTCATGAATTTAGAGAGTGTCCTGATGATGTAGTTGCTTCTGCTACATACAACCCGGATACTGGTGAATATACTAATCCTAATAGAACGGTCCCTCCTGTTGTAAGGGATCTTGCCGCAGAAGCTAAAACAGACGCATGGTTGAAAGAAAAAGGTCTGCCTGTTCCTTTCCGTCCTGCAGATGTAAACGATCCTATCCCGTTGGATGCTCATAACCCTGAATTGTTCGAATAATGACACCCGCCGAAAAATTTGAAGTGTGCAAAAAGTGTGAAAATTTTGAAGAACCTTTAGCACGTTGTAAAGTTTGCGGTTGTCTGATGCGTTTTAAAGTTCTCTTGCCAGAACGTTTTTCTACCTGTCCCATCCAAAAATTTTAATTATGATTACTCTTATCCGTCCAATCCTGTTCAGCTTTCTGAACTCTGACAAAGTTAAACTGCTTATCGTTGACATGCTGACTAAGTTGGCAGAGTCTACTGATAATGAAGTTGACGATAAAGCTGTTGAGTTTATTCGCAACGGCTTGTTCCCTGCTCCTAAACTTTAATGTTTTACGCTAAACCTAATCCTGAGTGGATGCGAGTTGTATCCACATCAGCTATTCCTAGTCTTGAAGATGGTACAGTAGCTACAACCGGAATGTATATTTTAAACGGTTGTGTTGGTTATAACACTGACATTAAAATCTCTGATTCTGCTATTGGTGCTTTTACCCATGATGGTACGGCTACCGTTAGTATGAGAGGCGATGGTGGTGAAGGTGTTGTTTATCGTTACCTTGTTAAAGGACAAGTGATCCGCGCTGCTGGTGCGGGCGCTACTATGTCACTGCTGGCCTAATGGATTTGGGAGAACCACCCTTACTCCCATATATGTCTATCCCAGAACCGCTTGCATTGCCGGTTCCGGTACTGGAGGTACCAGATGCGCATGTACCTAGTTACAAGCCTATTGTGG